TTCCCTACTGTAATTAGGCATTTAGAATCTCCTTCTCACCCGTACGGATGTTGTAACGTTCATTAGGTCGTTGACGAATGTAGATAAGGTCAGTCATAAGCTGACAATAACTCATGTAATCTAGGCCTTTATATAGGTCACGGTAGGCTTGCTTAACTACATCCAAACGCTTACCCATAGGGCATAACAACAGTAGTTTCTCAGCACCCTTGATACCAATACCCTTGATACCGGGGATACCATCCGTACTATCACCCATGATCATTTGCACATGCAGCATCATATCAGCCGCATCAGCATCAGCAGGGTAGTGTTCATCCTTCTGAGGGTTGTAGATAGGGACTGCTACAGTACGTAGGTCTTTATCAGGGCTAATGATTGTACCTCCGTTCTCCAGCGCTAGATAAGCTACCACATCATCGGCTTCTTCACCATCAGATTGAATAGCTTTATAATGACCGACTAAACGATCATATACAGCTACCATGATAGCTTTTTTCTCAGGGTCTTCTTCAGACTTACGGTGGGATTTATATCCATCATAGATATCATGCCTAAAGTTACCTGTACCCTTAACCACAAATACTACATCATCTATATGTGCCCATAGACTTGCTAGGACTGCTTCTATAGAATGATCTAACTTTTCTAATGCCTCTTCAAGTGTTTTATCACCCCAAGAAGCTACGTATACTAGTGAATCTGCATCATAGTAATATTTCATTATTTCTTACCCCAAGTACTGTTAATAACAGCTATATACACTATAACTATCCATACTGTTACCACTATTATTATCATCAGTGAACCTCCAAGTAGTCATTACCACACTTAACATCACCCGCACACATGAGGGTAATACCGAACTTCTTAGGTGTTTCTGAGAAGCAATGACGGATAATAACTTCTGCCGCCTCTTTATCTTTAGGATTTATTTCCCAACTACACTCATCGTGATAGGCAAGTAGCTGTAAGAACTCTATATTAGCAGCCTCAAATGCTTCATTGATGTCTACGATAGTGTGTTTAAAGATAATAGCCTCTGTACCCTGAATAAGATAACAGAATGCCTTGTAACTCTCTTCTACTATGATCTTTCGACCATCAACACCCATTAAATACCCTCTCTGAGCAGCCACTTGTGACTTCTTAGTTAACTCACGGAGGGCAGGCCAACGGTTAAGAAACTTATTCTTAGCTTTGTTACCCGCTTCCTCTGGTATCTCTAGTATTCTGGCTAACTTACGTCCACCAGCACCAAAGGCCCATGCAAAGAAGAAAGGTTTAGCTTGGTTACGAGTGCAACCTATAGCATCAGCATTCTTTTGATGAACATCACCTACAGTGACCTCCTTGATGAACTCCTTATCCTTAGCGAAGTGAGCCATAATACGGGCTTGATATGATGCACCATCTGCTGATATGATAGTCTTACCCTCAGGTACTTGGAATAGCTTACGGATTTGTGAACCATAAGCGGCCTTAGGTGAAGGTATATTAGCTATACCAATATGGGTTTGTCTACCTGTGGCAGCACCTATATCAATTACATCACCATGCAGTCTTCCATCCCAGTACATCTTCTCCCAACCTTTGAGGACAGATAACCTCGCTCTAAGTGTAAAGAACCTATCTATCATAACACCAGTTGGCCCTATTCGAGCCAGAGCAGTAGATGTTAGCTTAGGTGAAGTCTTTACAAATGAACCATCAACCCTTTTAAAGTTCCAGTCATCCCATACTACACCATTACGTTCTAAGTAATCCTTCAAGTGATCTTGATTACCTATACGTGCAGGTGTTAATACACTACGTTGGAACTGGGTACCAGCCTCAATAGGTGGTGGTATTCTCAGAGCGTCCGAGGGGTCTACGTACTCTCCTAGGTACTCCCCTATAACTCTAGCTGAGACTGAAGTATACTCCCCGTTCTTCTTATATTTAGGTGTCTTGGGTTCTTTATCGATCATTATTGTGATTGAACCAAGTAGGGGTTCTACAGTTTCCTCAATAGTGGTTAACTCCTCTTGGATTAAATCCATTAGAGCAAGCTTACCTTCTTGATCGAACTTCCAGCCGTTAGTACATTGCATGGATGTGTAGTGTGACATCCTATGTTCAATATCAATAGCCTTCTGATACTTATCACCAGTTCGTTGTAAGATGAGATTAGCTTCTCTTACTATCCTCTCATAGATAGCTTCGTTAACCGTGACATCCTGAATACAGTATGCCATCATTTCAGGTGTATACTTAGACCAGTCCTCGTATGCGCCTTTAGGGAAGCTAAGATTCTCACCCCAAGCCTTCATACTATGCTTACCTATACGGTTAAACTGATTCAATCTAGACATAATTAGTGTGTCATAGATCTTCTCATGAGGTACAGTGTACCCCATAACCATAGCGATAGCAGGTCCATCAAACCTTATGAAGTTGTGACCTATAATACGATCAGCAGCCTCCATGTAAGGTATTGCCTCAGAGTTATTAGGTAATGAGTCATCATAATCCGAGAAAGATAATGTCTCACCACCTACTTCTTTGATTGCTATACACCAAATCGAGGTTAATTCCGTTAATAACCCATCGGTTTCAATGTCTACAATTATATTCTTCATACTAATCCTCCGTTATATTTTGACCTTCTTCAGAGCCTACTACACCAGCTATATGCTCAACATAGTAACCATCATCTATTAGTACACCTCTAACTAGGTCTACGAAATCAGGTGAAGATAGGTGCCCTTTATCATAAATAGTCATCAAATCTAACACCTTGTCAACGAACAAAGTTACATTGCCCATTCAGCTAACCCCCATATGATTGTAGAGGCTATTACACCACCCACAATACCATATATTCGATCATAGTTAGCCTTTTTCTTAAGGTACACAGGGCAACGTGCTCCATGATCTCTACGGTAGTTAGCACGATTCTTACCTTCCTTACCGCAATGCTCACATTCCCAAGGCTTCTGGGTTCCTTTGATTTTATTCGACATAATTAATTCCTCTCATTAAATTAGGGGCCATCTCTGACCCCGTTAACCTAAAACTCTTCAGCTGCTACTGCATCACCTTCAACACCGAAGTCATCACTACCAGACTTTGGCTCATAAACCACTAGATCAGTGATTTGAATAGCCAATAGCTGTACACCCGTACCTTGCTTACCATTGAAGTTATACTCATAAGAGAATAACTTAACATGGCCCTTAGAGCCATGACCAATAGTACGAGGATCAATAGCCGTCTTAGACTTAGCTGCATCTAACACTTCTGGAGCCTCGTTAACATCACCAGCTTTATTAGTTGTAGGGCGTTTAACATTACCGAAGAAGTAACCATCTTCATCATGCTTCTTAATTCCTACACCTAGATCAGTCAACCGCTTTGCAGTATCTTGATCACCAGTACGTAGCTGAACATCCCAAATGTCATTACCAAATGGTGCATGAGGAGTTGCTAGATGTGGATAGTGAAACTCTACATCACGTACAACTGCTACTTGGGTGCTGTTCTTTGCTGCTTTCTTTGCGTTCATAATAGTATTCCTTAATAATTGATTTTACTTCATTTTAGAGCGATGACGTTACGAGAGAATTCCCGTAACACACCTTCTTCTTTTAGAGAGAATTCCCTAGGCAGAATCACCTTTTACCACCTTCCTCAAGATCCTTCTTAAGACGTTCTAGATACCACAAGGACTTACCTAAGTCTTGCAGAGTATCATCTTTCTTTCCCAGCCTAAACAGATACTTATAAGCATTAGCTAGAGCAGCTGCTTGTGAGCCATTCCAACCGACTAATAAATAATCCATTATATCAAAGTACTCAAAACCGGGTACAATGTCTTTATAATGACCGGGGTTAATAGCTGCTTCCCTTAGGCTCTCTGCATGATCTGGGGGAAATGTGTCATCAACATCATACTTGTCTTTATAAGAATCTTTACTCATAAATTACTCCAGTTGAACCCTTCTCTTTAAGGGGGCTATACACTTAGTTTACGTAACATGATAGCTTTCATCCGACGTTTCAAGGTCGAAGCAGCCCAGTTAACGGTC